TTGGGTTAGCTGACGGGTCATCCGGTGGAGATTCTTGGTTTAACACCATTGGGACAGTGCTGGCTAAAGGTGCCAATGCAGGTGGTCGTCCTATCGCTGCGGCTGCCTGTCCACCTAGACCACCAATACCAGCCGCCCCAGCGATAGGACGACCACCTGCATTGGCACCTTTAGCCAGCACTGTCCCAATGGTGTTAAACCAAGAATCTCCACCGGATGACCCGTCAGCTAACCCAACCCCACCGGCGCCACCGGCTCCCACCGTCACCGTGTACGAAGAGCTGGGAGTCACAGCAGCCGCAGTCTCACGCGAGAACGCACCGCCGCCGCCGCCGCCTCCTCCGTCTTCACTGGTATTGTTGCCACCGCCGCCACCGCCACCGCCCCAGGCATCCACCTGCACGGTCGTGACGCCAGCCGGAGCCTGCCAAGATCCGCTGGCGTTGAAGGTCTGGGAACTATTACCTCCCGAGATAACCGACGCCCACGTGATCGTCTTAATCACCCCGACCTGCCAGCTTTCCCCGCCGTTCGGAATGGTCACTGAGAACGAGCTCGGCGGTGCTAGGAACTCGTCTGCCCCAATGTCCCACGCCAGGCCCTGCGGCCTGTTGTTGCCATCAAAGTCGGTGGAAAACTCCGATAGCGTTGCGCCTTGGTCAATTGCCGGGCTGGTGGATAAAATGTGAAGGTCAGTGCTGCTAGTAAAATCTGGATCTTGGTTAATGGCACAGCCGGAACTGCAAAGGTTGTTTGAGAGTGTTGGGTTACTCCCATCCTGGTCAAAGATTTCTGTCGAGTTGCCGTAAATGATGTTATTTCTAATGATCACTCCAGAGGAATTGGCTACATACACACCCGTCCCGCTTCCAGTGATTGAGTTGTTATAAATTCTGGAGTTTGGGGCTCGATTAACAGATATACCCTGATCTGGAGCACCATTGGCGTAAATCCAATTGTTAAAACACAGAGCATCGGTCATGTCCCAGAGAAAAATTCCTGTTACGTTGTGATGTATTTTGTTTTCCCGAACAGTACCTCCCTGTACATTGACTCCAGCATTGAAAAAGCTAATTCCAGAAGAAGCATTATGGTGAATATCACACCCTTGAATCAGGTTTTCAGGACTATGCAAATAGATACCGTGGTGTAAATTGACGTCTGTTCCATTGTCGTGAATGTTGCAATTTATAACTTGATTAAAGCCATGTGTTGTCCCGCCCTCAAATAGAGATATTGCCCCGGTATCAGCACCCCCGGAAATCTCACACCCAGTTATCCGAATGTGCCCCGCTCCGTTCCCAACCAGAATCACGTTATGGCTGCTATCGTTATTCACAAAGTGGATGTTCTGGAGAATGATGTATTGCACCGAGGCGTGGTAAAAGGTCACCGGCCCCGCTCCGGTAACAGTTACTGTGTCTGATCCAAATGCCGTTATCGTGGTAGCAGTAGCCCACGACGAACCGGATGCTGGATAGCCGCCAGCGCCGTCCTGACCTATCACCTCTGCGTATGTTCCGGCCTTAATTGACAACACATCTCCAGCGCTTAAACATGGGATGGCGCTATTGATCGTCAACTTCGGTGTAGACTCACTTTGCGCTTGAGTACAGTTGTTTGAGTCACTGCTACCAGTCTTGGCGACATAGAATGTAGTCGCCTGGGCTGGCAAGACGAGTAAGACAAGTAGGGTTATAAGTCGCAGTAGTCTCATTGCGCTCTTCTCCTGCGATGTAGGTTCACTATAGGAACGACTCCACCAGCAGACAGGGCATTGATGTTGTAAGCCCGACCCAAACTGTTCATATTATTCGGCGACCACGAGTGCGACATTGTTACTGTTGCCGCGCCCGCTTCGGTTGACGAAAAGAAACGCAGATTGTCTACCTCGGTGTCATTCTCGATCATCGTTTGACCGGCGCCCTGTGTTACGGTCTGGTCATCAGCGCCAGTCGAATGCCCGAGACCGTAGAAATCTAAAACCAGGTCTCCCGAGGCGCTCGTAACATTCTGACTCCCGCTAGTCTCTCCGCTTTCTGGATCATGAGTTGACTCATTTTCGTAAGGCGTTGATTGGTTCACGTCCTGCAAAACAACAGCTATAACTTCTGCCGGCTGGTCACCCGACATTGTCGCAGTAACTGTTAAACCGACTCCAGCATCTGGAGCAATCCTATAAAATGTCCTAAGCCTCGTTGAGCCGGTCGTATCTTCTGCGCTGGCCGAAATTGCCGTTGCTGAATCGCCGTTATGTGTCACGGTGTCAATCGTCACAGAATTGTGAGCATAAACCCCCACCATCAATAGTAGATTGCTCCCTGAATTGCTGTTTACCGTGCAACTGATTGTCGTGCCGCTAGAGTGAATCCCAATGCAGGAATCAACGACCGACGGCGCACCCCAAACGCTCCCGGACAAAAGCCCCAACAGCACCACAAAAAGAAAAGCTAGCTTCCTCATGTTCAAAGTCCAGAAAACAGGTGCCAGGCGGAAAAACCTGGCACCTGAAACCTACTTATTACCCGTCCGCATGGATCCGGCACGCCAGCTGCGGACGCACCGCTTTGTACCCATACAGGCAATCCACCCGGTACGGGAACTGCCGCGTGGTAATCACGAAATCTCCCACCAGCGAAAGCGAGATCCCGTCCATCACCTCACGCGCCGCAAAGTTCACCCCTTTAGGCATTTCGAGCGGCGCCGTCACAAACACGAACGCATCCCGATGGTAAGCCAGAGACGTATTCAAGAGCTCGGAAGCTCCCGCCCCAACCTTCACCACTGCCGAGTTGTCGGCCACCGTGTTCGACACGTTCTGCCGCCCGCCGGTGGCTACCACTGCCGGGGAAATGGCCAGCGAAGTCGCCGAAGCCCCAGAGTCGGCGGTAATCACAAACTGCTGCAGGATGCCGGTCGACACCTTAGTTTCAGGGTGCACACGAAACACTCCAGCAAACGTAATCACGTCCCCTTTCAGGAAAGTGGTGGTCCCTGTGTCCACAATGATCGACGCTCCCGATTGAGTCGCCCCGTTCGAGAGGTACCCCGTCGTTTTTGCCGCCGTCCCGGTCGTGTGGTCAGTCAGCAGCGTGTTCTCAAAGAACGTGAACCCCTGCGCCCGGCCAATCTTGCCTTCCCGATACTGCTGCTCCACCGCGTCGCCGTCGTGAAACAGCCCCTTCACTGCGTCGATGTATTTGGTCGTGTGGAACGGGTTCAGGTTGCAAAACCGAGGCGAAGGAGGCGCCAGGTTGAGCGTCAGCTTTTCGCGCGCCAGCGAGGGATGCGTGAAGGCAAAAGCCGCCGCGTCGCCGTCGATCAGGTTGTACACGGACTTATACATCGAGATCGCGTCCGCTTCGATGTTGGCTGCCAGCACAGACATGGCCGGGTCCAACACCCGCTCTGCCAACTCGTCGATGCTCAAACTCAGATCTAGAGAGCTCATCTCCAGATCCACGCCTTTCACCGTCGAAACCGTCAGTGTTTCCGACGCCTCCACCGTGTCGTTGGGCGTGCCCATCGTCATCCCCGAGCGCACCGTGTACTCGTTGGGCAGCCGGATTTTCAGGTCCGGGCCAAACTTGCCCTTCACCACCGCGCCCCCGCCGCTTTCGTAGGTCTTGTCATACTGCCGGTTTACGTTCCCGACGAAGTTCAACTTCTGGTGCAAAATCTTCAAAGCTTTCCGCGTCACATTGGTCGCGGTCAAAATAGTGTTCGCCACTGCCGTGTTCTCCTTTGTTAAAGCCGGAGCCACGGTTCCAGGGCTGAATTCGCACCCAAAAAGAAAAAGGCCCGTTCCGCCGTGACACGGAAACGGGCCTTTCTCCTGACTGCATTGGGTTGGAGCAACCGGGGCTGCTTCGAATCAGTCACCCAGTCTCCAAACTTGTTTTCGCTTTAGTTCCGCCTGCTCGCCCTCGCGCCTTCGCGCCTCTCGCGCTGCAGCCGGTCGTGTTCCTTTTCCCAAACCTCCAGAGGCAAATTCGGGTCGTTCAAATCCACAGCCTTCGCCGCGGCTCCCTTCGCTCCTACCGGCTTTACCGGAGCCGGCGCGTTGGTTGTCCGCCGCGCGGTCTGCTGCTCGGTCGCGTCCTTCACGGCTGAAGCCAGCTTAACCTCGAGCTTCCCAATTTCCCGGGCCTGCGCCGCCGGGCTCAGCTTCGCAATCCGCTTGGCCTCCTCCGGGTGCTGTCCCAGGTGATACGCCACCTCCGGGAAATTCTCGCAGTCCAAGAGCGCTTCGGCCATCACCGGCGTCATCGCGAGGTCTGGGCTTAGCGCCACATCCTCGAAATCTGCGAACTTCTCTGCCGCCTTGGCCACCGCCGCTTGCGTCTTTTGCTGCACCTCTCTTACCGTCTGTTCCCGCGTCTTCGCCTGCTCATGGGCGCGGATGCGCTGCTCCGCTCTCCAATCCGCCCGGGCGTCGACGAAATCTTCATAGCTCGCAAACTGCTCCACGAGCGGCTCGTTTGCTCCCACCTCGCGCTGCATTCCAGCGTTAGGCTCTGGCCCAGCAGCCGGCCTGCCCAGCGCCACCTCGCGCCAGTAGTCCCGCTCCCGCTCCGCCTCGCGCTGTTTGCGCGTCAATTCTCCGATCCGTTTCTGAGCCGAGTTCTTCGGCTTCGCGCCAGGATCTTCCGGCGTCTCTTGCGTTTCCTCGTTCTCCTGCGGGGTTGTGGGACTGTCTCCCTCCCCGGCTTCAGCAGCAACGGTCTCTCCACTCTCCACTAGCCCCTCGCCACTGTCCTCCTGCGTTACTTCCTCTGACATGCGCGCCTCCTTAAAGGCGAAAACACCTTAATTTATTTACAGCCTGCGCCCATCAACGCTAGCGTCGTTCCACAGCCCGCCGGCGCCGCCCCTGGGTAAACCGCAATCACCGTGGCCGACCAATCGTCACTGGCTGAAATCGTCCAGCTCGGCGCGTCCTCAGTTGCGGCATTCAGCTGGCGGTGCGCACTCGCCACCCGGCAATTGGTGCTAGTCACGCCCGAGGTGCCGCTGTTGGCCCCAATCGGGGACCCGTAATTGGTTGGGTTCGAGGCCGGCGGTGAGGTCTGTTCGCCTTCCCAGCCTCCAATCCACAACCAAAGGTAGTCCTGAGCTCCACCCGGAGGCGTAGAGTTGCCCGGATCCGGGGTAGTGCTGGTCCCAGTGTTAAAAGAATTGAAATCGGGCGCCGTCACCGTTGGATCGGTGGCGCCGGTGATGCGCCAGGTCAATGCGGCAAATTTGCCGTTGCCGCTGGAAAGCGTGATGGTGGTTCCTTCAGTCCCATCCGCCTTGCGCCACGCCGCCGCAATCTGGTCGTCCGCGGCGTCGGTAGACACGTCGACCATCTCGGTCCAACCAGCCGGCCAGCCAATCGCGCCGCCCACAGCGACGCGAATCAGCGCAATCAGAGTCTGGCCAGCTGAAATCGAGGTTGGCAGGTTGACCACGGGCGCCGTCGTCGCCGTAGTGCCGTTGGTGGTGTTGAAGCCGGCCACAGTGGGGAACGCAAACACACCACGGCCCAACAGCAAAACCGCCAGGCCCAACGCAAGAAAGCATTTTCTCAACTGGTCACTCGTCACTGGTCACCCGTCACTAATAAATCGTGTACGCAATCCGTCCCGACAGCTGCACGGCCGCGCTGGTCACCGCGCAAACCGAATCGCCGGTGGCATTGGTGCGGTTAATCTCTCCCAGGCCGCTGCCCTGCGAAATGCCTCCATTGGCTGCAAAGTTGTAGCCGGTGGCCGCAGTCGTGCCTCCGGTCATGCCGGTCGTTCCCGTGCCACAGGTCGCGCCCGTCCCCGAGATCAAAGCCACGTTGTTCGCTCCCGCTGCTAACAGCGACATCCCGCAAATCCGCACGTGGCGCCCAGAGACGCCGGTCACCAGCAGCGTCGTCGTGGCCGTTACAATGTTCACGTTTGCAAAACTGTCGCAGACCGTGAGCCCGGTCAGAAACCCTCCGGTAGCGCCACTCGCCAGTCCAGCCACAAACACCGCTTCGCCAGGCGGCGCGGCTGCTGTGGCGCCGATCGGGTCATTATCCGTGTCCGGGGTCACGCTAATCGAGTTCGCGGCGGTCTGCTGGCCTTCGTTGGGAAGGTTCGTCAGGTTCGTTACCGTGGTCACGCCAGCCAGAATCCCGGTCGAGTCACTGGCCATCGTGACGCGCTGCACGCCCGTGCCTGAAACGCCATTTCCCATCGTCACGGCAACACCGTTCATCTGCGCTACGTTGACCGGTTCGTTGTCCGGGAAACTGCCCACGTTCACACTGAAGGCGGTATTGTCGGACGCAATCGTGACGCGAGGCGTCCCGGTTCCGGCAATTCCGTTCCCAGTGGAAAGCGTGGTGCCAGCGACCTGCTGCAAATTGAAGGGTTCGTTATCGGGAAACGTCCCCACCGTCACGGTGCCGGACACCGTCACGGTGCCAGAGACCGGCTGCGTGGTCGATCCGGTGGGGTCCACACGCAGCGGCGCGCCGGCCGTGGCAATTTCCGTGCCAGAAGCGTTGCGCAGGTTGATGTGAAACGCGCGCTTGGCCGTCAGCCGCACCACGCCCGCCATGCCCGTGGTGAGGTCTGCGGGAGGCGTATCGTCGAACGCCCCACCCACGTTGGTCAGCGAGGTCGTTCCAAAGGTAAACGTCGCCCGATCAGTAAACGAGCCGGCGGCCGAGCAGCCCACCACGCAGTTCACCTTTAGGGCCGTGTTCCCGCTGTCGTACATCGATGAGGAAATGGCTGTCCCCGCGATGCGGCGAAAATCAAACTGAAACGGCCCGGTTGAGGGCTGCGTCCCCTGTCCTAGCCCCACCACCTTGAGCACGAGCAACAGCAGGACAACCAACGCCAGCCATCCCAACAGCCACCGGGTGCGGGAGATGGCAGACCACAAGGGCCGATCTGGGTCGACATCATCCGGCTCACTTTCGCCTTTCGCCTTTGCTCTTGGGCTTTCTTTTTTCGCGAGCCCGTGGCGTAAGGTCTTGGCCAGGCCCCGTGTTACGCCAGATTCGGCTGCAAACGTCAAACTCCGGTCGGGATCGTCAGCAGGAATCAGTATCCGGATGGACTTGTCATCCTGGATGCCACCTTGCCTTTGGAGCACCAAGGGCTTTGGGGAGAGCTCAGCAATGCAACTCACAATCCACCGCTCGAGTTCGCAGTCCACCCCGTCGACCATCACCCTGTCGTGAACGCTGCTGTTCAGTTCAACGGTATAGCTGGGGCGAACCGGGGTCACGGTGTAACCCAAAGCAACCAGGTTGTGTCGCACCGTCGATACTGCCTCTGCGTGGCTGCCTTCAACCTTGATACGCACAGCTCACCTCACAAATTCCAACACCGCCGGGCCAGTGCCCGCGGCCGCCTGCAAATAACAAACGGTTTCGCCAGGCCCGCCGACCGTGTCTCCCAGAAACTCGCTGGTCAGCGGCTGGAGCGTGCCGGCCGCAATCGTCTTTTCTGTATTTGCGTCGGCAGCATCACTGCGGATCTTGAGATCATTCACACCGTCTCCTTGCTCAATGGCAATCCTGCGACACGGGAACGGCGTCACCACCGGCGTCCACGTCACCGCATCAATCGTCAGCCGGCGAATCGTGAAAATGACGCTGCTCATCACTGCACCCCCGGCGGCAGTGGGAAGGGAACTTGACCCGGCCCCCCCGGTCCTGGCGGCATTGCTGGCGGAGCCATCGGTTGCGGCCCCCCGGCTTGCGGAGGCAGCAGCACCTGCAACCGCTGGGCCACCTCGTCGGCACCTTCCCAATCCATGTTTTTCGCGATCAAGTCTCCCAGCAGCGGGCCAGCTGCAGGCACAGCCTTCACAAACTCCATCATCGAATTCGCCGCCTCAATCCGCTTGGTGGCATAGGCCGGCCCCACACTGACCCTGACGTCGTAGCGGCCGGCCGAAAGGTCAAAGAAGCGCGTCGGCACCTGCGCGGCCACCTCTTCGGGCGAGGCAGGCCGATAACCGGCCTGGCCTTCCCCGTTTTCAATCACTGGCTGGTTCACCGGGAAAAACTGGAACTGCTCGTCTTTCCCCATCACCCGCACAATCCGGGCCGAATCGTAGATTTTCGGAATTAGATCCACCAGGATCCGGTAGGCGTGGCGCAGCGAGCGCGAGAGGTTGTCGATGAAATAAAAATTCGAAGCGTCCCCCTCGCGTTGCCGGGCCGTAATCGCCACCCCGCTCTGCTCGTTCCCCTGCGCCCCCAGGCTGGCGTCGTAGATCCCGGAGGTATCTTTCAGCCCCTGCGCTGAGATCTGCAGCATCTGAAACATTCCCGGCCCAAGCGCCGGCGGCTGCTCCCGTGTCGGTTTCGACTGCGGCGAGTCGGGGTCAATGTTGTAGAGCAAATACGGGAACGGCTTCGCGTGTGCCTGGTTCCATTGGGCCTCGTGGCCCTCAATCTGCGTCGCAGTCACCGTCCACGGGGCTTTCGGCTGCAACGCGATGGTTTCGGTCGCCATCGTCATCCAGTAATTGTGCCCCTGCTGCGGATCCTTCATGTTCCGCACCATCCCGCGCAGGTAACGCTCTCCATCCACGAAAATTTCCTTGCCCAGCACCGGGATAATCGGGATGTACTTCCCCGCCCATTCCTGCGTCTCGTGCAGAGCCCCACCGCTCACCGTGTAGCAGCACACCTGGTGCGTCTCCACCTTGCGCTCGCGCAGAATGGTGAAATCAGGCACCGGTTCCGGCGGCACCAATGGGCTCGCCGCGCCACCCAGCAACAGCGGGTTCGGCGGCATCGGCGGAGGCTGCGGATGGATCTCGACTCCCACCGGCTGGCCCTCCCCATCGAGCTCTACCACCAGCTCCTCACCCTGCCAGGTTCGGATCTGCGCCAAACGCTTCCGCACCGGCTTTTTCCACCAGAATTCCGCCACCCGCCGCCAGTCGTCGCCAAACCACATGGGGTTCCGGTCGCCCTCGCCAGCCGGAACGTCACCATCGCCGGCTTCCTCTCCGAACCGCTCTTCGAACTCCTCCAGCGATAGCTTTTCAGTCACCAGCGCCCAGCGACCGTCTGAAAAGTCCGCTTCGGTTGCCGATGGGTCCATATAAACGGAAAACTGGTTCGGGATGCGCTTGATCAGGATTTCCTGCTCAAACGTATCGTCGCCGCAGTAGTCGGTCAGGATCCGGAAATAGCCCCAGCCCGCGTTTACCGCCTGCTCGAGCGCGCAGTCATAGCTGTCGGTCGCAATCGAGCGGTACTCAATATCGCGAATCAGACCTTCAAAGATTTTGGCAATCTCCGGGTCCGACGTCCCGTCCACCGGATGCACCTGGCCACCGGGCTTGTTCTGGCGGGCATCACCCATCACCGCCTCAGTGAATTTCGGCAGCTGGTTAAACGACAGGCACGGCCGCCGCTCCTGCTCGCGTTCACGACGCACCGCATCGGGCCACTGGTCACCCGTCAGAAAGCGCAGATCCTCCAGAGCCGCCGCGCGGTTCGGGCCTTCGGCCACGATCGCCAGGTCCAGGCACTTCATGGCCCGCAACACGATTTCGTCCGCGTCCGCACCCTTCGCTGTTTTCTCCGGCTTCGCCGGATCGCCCGCGCTGGCTCGCGTCTTTTGCGCCCAGTAATCCTTCATTTCTTCCTGGATTGTTCCTCTGAAAAAAGGTTCGCCACAGACTGCCCGCTCGCTTTATCAAAGCGATGTTCCGCCGACCCGCCATCCGGGTTCAGATTCGCCGCCACTGGCACCCCAGCCAGCGGCGCCAGTGCCGCCGCTCCGGCAACGGCTGCGGCTTCCCCCGGTTTCATCCCGTACCCAACCGCCGTCAGATACCCTAAGCCAAACGACGAGGCCGCACTCATCAACGTCGTGGCCCACCAAGGCGGCCCTTTCCGCTTCGCCATGTCTCCCCCTTCACTTAAAAATCCTCTCCAGACTCAAGTCCTTCACCCCACCGGGCAGAGCCACCACCAGCACGGGCGTCCGCTTTGGGCCCAGCTTCTGGTACCACGTCTGGTACAGGTACCCAGCGTCCCGCACAAACAGAAAGAGGGTGAGCTCATATCGAGACTCACCCTCTTTGCTCTCCTGAAACAGCCGGCCAATGGTCGGAAAGACCAAAGCCCCCAGCGCCCGAATCCGTTTCACCTGTTCTTTTATCGCGGGCTCTTCGAGCACATCGGCCAGCACCAGCGTGCGCCCCACCTGCACCGCAATGCCCAGCTTTTCGTCGGCCTGACCGAGCACAACCAGAACGCAGGTCAACGCTAGAATCTGCGTCGTCCGACTCCATCCAGCCATCCTCGAGCCACCACACATCCAGGCCCCCGGTTTCCGCCCCGCCCAAATAGAAAAGGGCTGTCCCGCCGTTAACGGAACAGCCCTTTTCAAACTGCTTTGGGTGACCAGCGAACCGCGCCCGCCGGCGCCGTCCGCGTCACAGAATTATCGGACAAGTCAAACAAACGTCGGACACGTGGCCCCCCATCGTGTCCGTTTTGCCGAAAAAAAGCCCTTCACCCACTGTGCCAGCAATTCACCAGCCACTACCCCATCCACCCCCCCGGGCCTGCATCCCGGCCGGCATTCTCTTTGGGCGCAGGCAGGCCCACCCGCTCCACTGGCGGAAACAAACGCGTTGCCCCGTACTGGCAAGCGTCATGGATGTGTGAATAGTTATTTTTGGCTGGCTCGTCCGCAAACTCGCCCGTGTTTCCAACCTCGGGGAAAGCATAGCCGCCCTCGAACCCTCCGACCAGCCGCTTGCAGCCTGGGTCAATCAACAGCGACGGCTCGCCGCGGTTAATCGACTTCCGCAGTCGTCCGGCCACCGCCTCCCGGCGCACCTTCCAAGTCTGTATCCCAAGCTCTATCCTGATCTGCAACGCGCGAAGGTAATCGTGCGCCGAGCGCTTGTTCGGGCCGCGGGTTTCGCCCGCCGGGTCGGCAATATCCCGATACTTCTGGTTGCTCCCGAAATTCGCCGCACACCACGAGGTCACCAGCTCACCAAATTCCGCAATCCCCACATCCTCAGCGCAAAACTCACGCTCGAGCAGCCACTGCCCCACCTCGTTCAACTGCGTCACCGCGCACGCCGGCGAAAGCCCAGTCGTGTCCCAGCAGCGCACCACCACCCCGTCCACCGGTTCCAGCTTCCGCTCGCTCACGTGCCGCCGCGAGTCGAACTCGGGATACACGGCCCGCCCCTTCACCGTGATGCCCCACTTCCCCTGCACCAGCGTCCGCAGCAAATCCGGCCGGTCGGCATAGTCCTTCGCTAAATCCTCGTAATAACCAGGCCGCAGGTTGTGCTTGTTCTCCTCCTGGCTCTGCTCATAGATCTGGTAGCCCTCCACCCGGCAGGAAACAAAATTCCCATACAGCCAATGTTCCAGGTCGGGATAGTTCGTAGTCAGATCCACCTGTGGCGGAGTCAAAAACGGATTCTGGCCGGCTGTGTCCTTCAGGGAGGGAAACCTGCCTACCCGTCCCAGCAGACCCTTGAAAATCGTGTAATTCACCTCGCGCACTTCGTCCACATGCGCGCCCGTCAGGTCCAGGGACAGCAGGTCACGCACGTCTTTCGGCGTGTCCAGCGCTTTGAACAGCAGCTCCACTTCGCGGTCTTCATAGCGAATGAAGTAGCTTTTCTCGGTCTTGTTGTACTGCCCAAAAACCTCCGGCGGGAACCAGTCCAGGTAGGTGCGGATCGTCGTGTCCCGCAGCTCGGGATAGGTGTTCCGCACCACCGCAAAGCGTGACCGCTGCTTTCCCTTCGACGGCAGCACACGTTTCGCCTGCTCTTCGATCAAGTCCCACGCCGCCGTCGAGGTCTTGCCCGTTCCGAATGGGCCGATGAGTAACTTCACCCGGCTCCCGCGGTCGTGGTGAAACCGCTTCGCCACCGGCCCACAGCGGTATCGCAGCCGGTATTCCATCAGCGCCGCCCCACATGAAACAGCTTCCGCTGTCGTGGATCTTCCTCTGTCGTCTCCGCCAGGTTCCGCCGGATCCACCCCAGCAGCTCGTCCATCTTGGTGAACACAAACACCTCCGCCAGGTCGTAATCGAGCACCCGTTTCCTAGCCACGTAACCGTTCGAGCAGCGGCTCACCTCAATCGAGCTCGTCCTCTGGTACCTCACTGTCTTCCTCGTGAACGTTTGACTCAATCCGCACCACCACCGGCCCACCGCCTTTGCCCCCCACCTGGTGCCGTTCTGCAAACTTGTCTGGCCGGTTCCCTTTCAAAAGGAAAATCAAAAGGGCGTTGGAAAACTTCCTCACCCGGCCCACCTCGCCAGACCCTACGCCACCGCCCAGCGAGCCAAACACCGGCTCCTCCCACCCATCCACCGCCCGGCGCCAGGCCTCCTGCTCCAGCCGGTCAGCCGCCTCATCGACAGCCGCGTCCCACGCCGCGGCAAACTCCGGGTCCTCGTCCCGCAGCTCGTAAGCCCGCGAGCGCGACAGCGCCACCGCTTCAGCCGCCAGGCGCACGTTCCCCCACTTCCCGAGCGTCGCTAAAAATTTCGACGCCCTTTTTGGTGTCCACTTTGTCCGGGAACTACCTGCTGAGTGCTGAGTGCCTTTCGCCTTTTGCCTTTCGCCTTTCGCCTTGTTGCTCACACCCTTTGTTTCGGGGATTCAGGCAGGAAGGATTACTATGTTACAGGCAAAGCACGAGCCCTGCACGATGACTACTGTTCTCCAAAACGTGAGTAGAATGCTGCGCTACTACGGGCTCGACAGACACGTCTCGATCACGAAGGTTGAGACGGACAGGGTTTTCGGTTGGGCCTACGATTCAAAACTGCTCGAATTCGCGATCTCCAACGGGTGGAATCCTGATGACCGCTTTTCCGCGGGGATCACTCACGGAACACAGTTCAGCTTTCGAGAACCGGGAGGCGTGAGACCAGCGCTGCAAGTCTGCTTTCATCCTTACCACACGCCGACGACTTCCAGCTACTTCCTCGAGATTGATCTCGACTTGGCCTCACCGGCTGGCGGCTGGCGCTCCTTCTTCATCCACGCCGGCGAGGTTATCGCCAACTTAATCACCCGCAAAAAGACCGACCAAGACAAGATCGCAAAGCTCCTTAACAAGAGGGGCATACCGGCCTGAGAGGGCAGTGACGAGTGGCGAGTGACGAGACGGGGGAGTCAGCAGGTGTCAGGTTTTTAGGTTCCAGGTGTCAGGGCTTCTCAAGAACAAACCCCGGTGGCAGAACCTTTCGGCGTGTCGACGTGCCCAGCCGGGATCACTTGGATCTCGGCGGGCACGTCGGCAGTCCCCGGCAAGGAGGAGCAGAGGACCAGCAAGTTAGAATCGGTGTCGTTCATTTCGGGTGGATTCTCTGTCAGCTCACGGTGTGGATCTACTGACCGGCGTCTTTATCGCCTCTGCCCCCGGTTCCAGGTGCCCAAAAAAAAAGAAAACCTTATGTCGCTTTTTTCTTGACAATCTATTCCGTATTCGGTATAGTTGTATCATTAAATTTGATCGCTTGGAGGCGAACATGAAAAAAATCAATATCGCAGAGTTAGAGAATCAATGCAGGGATGCCCATCGCAGGGTGGGCATCTTGGCAGGCCGCGGATACCCGCGGGGCTATAAGGCCGCTAGAGTGGCTGCGGAAAAGGCAGCCCGGAAACTAGCCGCAGCTCTGAAGAAGTAAGTTCCCCGCCCTCCCTGCCTCCAAGCGGAGCGGGGACGCCAAGCCCTCCCGCGATAGTGGAGGGCAACTGAGTGGAGAAGATCGTGGAATACCGAGCAATCGCAACGGCAGGCACCACCGTTGAAGTAGACGGTGCCCTAATAATACTCAACACCCGGCATAAGTTGGGCCGGGGTGACAAGTTTGTTTTTGTCACGCCGCTGGACCAAGAGGCCTCTGACCACTTGATTGGATGGCCAGGGGGAAAGCTCAGCCGCACAACCCCCGCCAGCCGAAAAAAGGCAAAGAAGTTGATTGGCCGCGTCCGCAGGGAGGCAGTAGCCTCCCTGTGGGGCGCTGTCCCGGAACTCTGCCCTGGGATTCATTACGGGGTGCGGCTTCGTGGTGAAGCCGTCGTCGGGAGTTGAAGCTCCTCCCGCGAGGGGTATGAGGAAACAAATCGAATATACGAAATATCGAAGGAAGGCTGTGTTGGTCAACTGGTCGGGGAGCCTCCCGCGTTTGACCAAACTCCTCACAACCGCCGAAGCCGCCGCAATCCTGGGAGTGACCCCGCGTCGCGTCCTCAATTTGGTAAAATACGGGAGGCTCCCAGCCTCCCGATTCGGCTGGGTCTGGCTCATCAAAGCCTCCGACCTGAAAAAGTTCCAAAAACGCCCCCCCGGGCGGCCGAAAAGCGAAAATCTGTCTAGGAACTACAAAAAAACCCTCTAGCGACCTTTTTAAGGCCCTTCAAACGCCTTCAATTTCAATCGAAATCTTTCACGGCTACCCCAGTACCCCGAAACGAACCTAGGGCCGTTTACGGGCCAAAAAAGGGGCAGCGGCGTCTCGGCGCTGTGGGCCGGGATCACGACGACACGATCAGTTCCCGGTACTTAGTGACTGTTGTTTTGCGATTTATCCCTCGTAATCGGACTAGCGGCCGGATCTTGCAGCCTCGAAATAGCTCGCGGTGCTCCTTACGGTCGTTGATCGTCAGCAACCAACGCCCTTGAAGGGACTTCAACCGCTCGCGCAGAGTGCGAATATCCTCAGCCTTCCAAAGCAGTAAAGGCTGCTTTACTTGACACTCGGTGTACGGCGGGTCGAGAAAGAAGAACGTGTTTGGGCTGTCGTAGAGCGCAAGGCAGCGACGCCAGTCGAGCTGCTCGACATTCACCCGGTCGAGCCTGCGGTTCAAGCTGTCAATGGCTGCAAAGATCATGTGGCGCGACCTATTGGCTCCTCCGCCGCTCTTGCGCTGAACGCCCCAACTGCATCCGTCTGCCCCGAACGACCGTGAGAGCTTGAAGTACCAGCGGAGGGGGAATATTCAACTGCTCGTCGTACGAAATCTGCCGCCAGCCGCTTCGAGTTAACACCCACGCATTCCAGCCATATCTCTCGAATCGTACGATCATTTCGTGATCGGTTCCCAAGGAAGCCCGCAGGTGCTGGTAGCGCGTCGCCCACACCAGGACACCCAAGACCACCACAAGCACCAAACTGACCACTAGTTTTATCTTCACTTCTTCATTTCTCCCAACAACAGCACCGTCCGATGGAACGCCTCAATGTTCTGTTCTAACGCCACGCGGGTCACCTTGTCCTCACTCTTCAGCACCGCCAGCGCCCGCTTCAGCCGTTCCCGCTGCGTCGGCGTCGTGCCCTGCCAAACCAGATCATACTCGCGCCGTCCGTACGCCTTCCGTCGCTCCCGCTTCCGCTCATTCCCGTAAGCCGGCTGCTCCTCTGAGTCACGCACCGTGTTCTTGGCCGGCCGCCCGTGAAAGAATTCCTCTTCTGACACTCCAAGCTTGGACAGCAGGAACGCCAGCGAAGTCCGATGCGGCTTCCCACCGATATTGTTTTCCAGGTTCGAAATCCGCGACCGCGAAAGCCCAACGGCAGCGGCAAAACTGTCTACCGTTGGATAGCCCTTGCTGAGCCTCAGTTCCCGAAATCGCTTCCCAATGTCGAAAGGCATGCGCCGCCTACAATAAAAGAAAAATCAACCTTCTTATAAATAACTCTTGACATTTCAATGTTGACCTTTTAATGTCACGCCCCATGCGCTACAACACACAACGGCTCGATCGCGAAAGGATACTGAAAGGCTGGACGCAGGAAGACCTGGCACGGGCTGCACGGCTCACCGCGGGCATGGTCTCCTACGCCCTCAGACACGGCAAAGGCACCGCCCGCACGTTCAAGAAGCTCGCCGATGCTCTCGGCCTTTCCATGTCTGAAATCCTGATCGAAGAAAAGACCCTTTCGGCGACCCGAAAGGCCTCGTAGCTCATAACGCACCCACGGCAGGTCCTAGGTTTTTTATCTACTTCACAAACCCAGCGCCGACGTGTCTGCACCTCTCTAGTCACTCGTCACTTGTCACTCGTCACTAGGCGACTGAAAGGAGCCCCCAATGTCATTCCTCCAAACCCTCTTCCGTCCCGGCAGTGCCTGGCAGTCCAAAACTGCTTTCCCCGAGCCTCTCCCTCCGCTCGTCATCAACCCACCTCAGCCGCGCCTCGGCCGCCACCACGGCGCCGAAGCCCAACTAGAACGCGCCCAGCATTGGGGCGAGATCGCCGCCCTGTGCATGATCCAGGGCCACATCATCGCTGCCGAAAAGGCCGGCAACTACGCCACCCACTGGGCCAGGCTGGCCATGGGGCACACCTCTTAAATCCACTTCACAGGTTTTTTGTGGAAGGAAAGTTCCTACAAACCTCCGCCATTTGGCGGTACACCATCACGATGCAAACCGGAGGCCAAAACCACATGCCAATCCACAAAGACGAAGAAACCGAATCTCTCGGCGCCGCCGTGCTCAGCCTCCTGGCCGGCCTGGTCTTCCTGGCCGAGCTCGGAGTAATACTCCTACTCCTCCAAGCGTAAAGGAGTCCCCCATGAACAAAAAAAAGATCAAAAATATGGAAGGGCAAACCATCTTCTCCGGCGAAGATGAGTCCCTCAAAGACTGCGTTCAGAGCGCCGTGAAAAGCGGCGCCAACCTGAGCGACGCCAACCTGAGCGGCGCCGACCTGACCCGCGCCAACCTGAGCGACGCCTACCTGAGCCGCGCCAACCTGAGCGGCGCCTACCTGAGCGGCGCCTACCTGAGCGGCGCCTACCTGAGCGGCGCCTACCTGA